CGAGAGCATACTAACAGCAGTGGTTACCTGTGCTGCAGTCATTCCTAAAAACGTACCTGCCTCTCCTGCTACTCCTGCAGCATAGGGACCAATTACAAAAAAGAGGACAATGGCTGCAAATATCTTAGCGCCCCCACTCTTTGAACCTGCTGGCAAAGCTGCGAAAGTGATATCACCTTGTCGAAGAGGGAGTAAAAGATCTTTCTCGTCTTCTTCAAACTTACCGGCAGTTTCTAAAGTGAATCCTATCCCTCTTTCTTCTGCATCCAATAGGTATCTTTTAAAAGTAGGATGATTTACATCCAAACACTTAAAGACCTCGCTGTAGTTGGCAGCATGTACAGTAAAACTGCTACCAAACTTCTCGGCAAGCTCTCCAACTAAATAAACTTTACGCTGCATAACGATATACTCCAATTATATGTTTTCCCCATAATGGGAAAAGATTCTCTCTACAAGATATTCTGTTTACAGCATGGTGGTAGAACAGGTCATCTCCTAAATATACTCCGCAATGGTTTCCTACATTTGCCATTACTTTAAAAATTAATAAGTCTCCGGCTTGCATGTTTCCTTCTACTTTATGAAAATTCCAAGTCTTTATATACTCTTCTGTAAAATAGTCTAATCCTTTATCCCACCAATCATCTTCAAACAATGCACGTTTTGGCAGCTCTATTCCTTTTGAAGCGTAATAATCAATTCCTGCTTCAAGACAGTCATTTACTCCGAACTCGTACTCTCTACCATAAAGTGCTTTTGTTTCTCGAACAGGCTCTAATTTGAATAATTCCATCTCTGGATAGCTAAAGATATAATAAGGGATTCCGAGGGTATTACAGTAGTTTATGTCTAACTTACTTGGTTCAGGGCTTGCATCTGGATGGCTATGAACTACCCCTACAATATCGCATCTCTGAGAGATTGCAATATATTGTCTTGAGTCAATAATAAAATCCTCCTCTTCCGGAGCTACGTTATCACAAGGAAACCACTTTAGCTTACCTTTTACAACTCCGAGGACTCCACAACCTTCTTTTGGGTACCACTTGCTAAAATGTTCTTCTATCTCTCCTAAAAATTCTATCACCGGTACTTTGCGCTCCCTGGGAATGCTCCGAAAGGTAGCGTGTGCGATGTATTTCGTGTTCCGGCTGGGCCATAATCGACAATATCAAGGTCTGCGGGCACTGCTTGGAATCGTGACTTGCACGAAGTTAAAGACTTTCCACATATATCCCCCCGAGTCCAATATCGAGATCTGTTTCCAGGTGCTTGCCCAGTATTACCTATTAAGCATTTAAAAATAGTCTCCCTACCTGATGTTCCATATCTCACATAGTCGCCTTTGGCGTATAGAGTTATAGCATCGTAGTTTTTATATCTATATATTCTATTCCACCAATCAGAGCCCTCAGCGGGGGTATTGTCTGTATTTTGAGAAAATAAACTCTGCCATGTAAGACCCAGACTATCAACAACAATAGCTTCATTATCATAAGTTGTTGCGCTGCTCCACTCAGGATAAATTTCTGGGTCTCTGAAAAGAACTATAGGATTATCATCTTCAGTAAAATAAAAAGAATGTAATAAACTGTTATCATTTGTACTATTTGCATACTCATACTTGCCGTTTAATCGCCAGGTACATCCGCCATATGACGGGTCTGCGTAATAACCTTGGTATGCCCAGCTACAGTATTTTCCTATTATTGTTCTTCTGGGCAGGGTGATACCTTCCAGATCGAAGGGCGAAGCGAGCTCAAAAGAAATTAATACATTTGTTTCTGAAGCTATTCTATCTATAATATACTCTCGAATAGGGAACTCTGTGGGAGGGGTGCCTACAGTGCTTTCACTGCTGCCACCAACTAAAAACTTTCGAAAAGTCTGTCTGCGAACCAGACTTTTGCCTATTAAATCATCATTGGTTAAATCCCCTAATGAATCTTTAAATACCGACGCAACATTTGCCATAGTTACTGTTGGGCGGCTTTGTGCGCCATCCGCTTGTATTTCCATGCCATCAATCATCATTGGCAGGGGTGTGTAAGTATTGATTGCGGTACCGTCTATGGATACAAACTGTACTTCATCCAGTAGCTCATCTAAGCCTGCGTGGAAAAATACATAGGTTCCCTCAAGCTCAAGCTCAAAAAGGGTTACAAGGGCGCTATCAACATAGTGGCCTTGTACATCTGATGCAATTATGTCACTCATGATTCATATACTCGTCTAAAGTTTGCTGTGCAACTATAAAATTCATCATAGTCATATTTTTGTGAGTAGTTATCGCACACTACTTTTATTGTTGTTTCTCCTCCGTTATTTGAGTCTGGAATTGTGAAGTCGAAAGATACTACCCCACGTTTTGTATTAAAGAAGTATACAATATCATCAATATCTTCTTTAGTTCGAGTAACAAAAGCAACACTGTATACTTCGCCTAAAGAATTAATCCCGTTCTGTAATCTCTGCTCGTAGCCATCACCAAAAGTAGCTATCTTTACTTTCGGTGTAGTAGAGCGAGATAGTTGTTTATCTGGGACTGCATATATCCCAGCCCCTAAATCAAATCCTAATGCCATTATGCTGCTCCATATGGGCTAAGTATTCCGCCCGATCGTTTTTGTGCTTGTAATTCTTGTTGTACTGCTCGTGCAATTGCAGCTCCTAAGCTTTCCATATCTGGGCCAGTGCTGTCGCTGGTTCGTGCGGTACCATCGGTACTTACATTTACAACTACATTATTTTGCTGTTGTCCTCCGTTTGACATCTCTACAGGTATTGATCTACCGTTTGGAAGAGGTACTACTGCTTCTGTCCCGTGTAGTACTGCAGGGTATCCAGCACCTGGGCCTCTTGCTACGCCGCCAGTTGCATATCCTGCAACCTTACCTGCAGAGCTCATTATTCCGCCGGTTCTTGCACCCGGAGCGCCTCCGAAGCCAAACACGCTCGCACCAAACTTTAATGCAGAAGATAGGAACCCACTTCCACCCTCCCCACCGCCGAATAAACCACCAAGCATACTACCAAGACCAGAGAACATTGAACTAAATAGGTCTCCACCGCTTGTGAATACACCCTTTAAACCCTCTAAGAAGGGTGTATCTTTATCAAACAGTGTAACCATGCTTTCCTTAAAATTATCTAAAGCGCTGGGTAAAACCTCTGCTATGCCTTTTGAGCCTGGTGGTGCAATAATTCCTGCATCTGGTTTTGTTGGGTCAGGGATGTTCTCAGTTATTACCTTAGATAGTTCCGGCAAAGATTCACCAGCAGCAATACCCGCCCCTAAGATTCCTGCTGCTTGAGTGGCTCCTGCGACTATCCCGGCTGTCATAGCTTGGGCACCCGCAGTAGAGCTTGTGGTAATGGCTGTAGCCATTTTAGTAGACGGGCTGTCAAATATGCCATCTAATAAGCTTTCTGTCAATTGCTCTGATAATTTGTCTGCTAAGGAACCTAAGACGTTTTGAGCTAATATTAACATAGCGTCTTTGAAGCTACTTTCTTCACCTTTAATGAGTGAAGATATAGAACTTGCCATTCCAGAGGTAAGAGAGCCCCTTAAAGTTGCTTGCATCTCATATTGGTCAGTTAGCTTCTGATTCTCGGCAACCACTTCTTTTGTTTGAGCAATAAACTCTTTCGTAATTGGTATACCTTTGTTCATGGCTTCTATAATTAGTTCTTGTACTTTCTGCTGCTTCTTGCTCCAAGCAAAGTTATTAGACTTAAAGTTTAAAAGCTCACTCTCTGCTCTTACATTATTGAGTATAGTTTGTCCAATATTCTGCTCTATTACCAGTTGTTGCTTGGCAGTCTTGAGCGCTTCTTCTGCTAATGCTACGGCCTGACCTCTTGCCACTACTTCTTCTTCTTTGATACCCGCCTCGCCTGCTTTTTCTCGTGCTGCGGCTAAGGCCAAGGTGGCCTGTGCTTCTTTATTGGCTAAATCTGCGAGGCTATTGCCTCGTCCTGCGGCTGCTTGTCCAAACCCAAAGCTCGCTGTACCAGAAGCATTTAAAGCTTTTTCTCTTGCAAGTTTTACCGAATGAACATCAAGAGCATTCTGCCCTTTCTTTAATTCAAGAAGTTCTTTTTCAATACCGAGATTTTTTCTGCTTTCTTCGGTTAAAGTCTTTTGTCGAGCAATCTGCCCATCTAAAATTTTATTCTTGGAAGTTGCTGCAGTAAGTCCAGCTTTGGCATTTTCTATAAGAGTCT